GGACTTGCCATACTGATCGACCAACACCTGATGCGTCTCGGTCTTGACTTCGACGTCCACGCCGCCCTGGGTATAGCCCAGGTCAACGCCGCCAAAGAGAACCTTGCAGACACCCAGGCGAACGTTATTTGTGTTGCTCACGGCGTTTTCCTTCGGAAAATTGGGAAGTCAAAGTGACTTGAACAATTATAACCTTGAAAACGCCGATAAGTCAAAGCTGACTTAGCACGTTTGGCATAATATATTGGGAAGATAGGTTGATCGCCCACTCATAAACGTTACCCGCCGACCTCGGATAGACGATTGGCAGGTTGACGGGGTAGCATTGCATAATACGCAACAGCACGGTCATGCCATCGGCGTCATAAAACGTCTGATTAGTCATCGTCAACGCATTGGCGATGTTAATAGCCATTGCATCCCCGGTCGCATGATCCTTATTACGATAGATGGCCTGAAATCGCGCCCTGTAGAAATCAGGGACGTAGTGATTGACCGGGATACCCTGCGCCGGCAGCTTCAAAAGAATGCCGTTGATACAGCTCTCGGGCATATGGTGCTCGAATATATCGACGCCTAGCGCTGTCGCGAGTCCGGCCTCGATCAGAATTCCGGCGATGCAGTCGAGGTTCACTTATCATCTCCCAGTGCGGTTGCGGCGATAGTCTGCATCGTCACCTGGAAAATCTCCTCGGGTAGCTTCTCGGCATAGAAGTCGACAGCGCGGCCGATGAAGTCCTCTCCGATATCGATACCGGGATTCGCTTCCATCTTCGCGAACGTGCCGGGGCCAATACCCATATGCGAGTAGTTTTGATCGATCTCAGCCGCATAATCGAGACCCTCGCCGCCGACGATATCGATCTCAAGCCGACCGCGTTCGCCGCGATTTACGACCTTGTGAATGGAATCCTCGAGATCGCCGGTGTCATGCGGCGTCTGAAGTTTCGCCAAAATAACGATCTTGTCGGTGACATTCTGCATCGTGCGACGCGCGTGATCAGGTACCTTCTCGGCGCAGTAACGAAATGCGGCGATCAGTTCATCGCCGCCCTTAATTCTCATGCCGGGTTTCACTGTTCCCACTCCTCGAAGTCGCACTCGTAATGATCGAGCGCGCCATCCATGCCCCAGCGAGGCTCAACCATCATCACGCGCAGATAGCGACCAGCGATCGAGAATTTGTCTTCCTCGTTGATCGGTACGTTGGCGGGGAACAGAATCGTCGCGGCGACCACATCTTCGTCAACGTTGCCCTTGGAGGCGGAAGCGTCGGATCGAACTGGCGTCTTCTTGACGGTGACGTCCAGCTCGACGACGCCGCAACCGACCTTAATCGTGTTCGCGCTATAGATCGGCGATCCAAACTTATCGGTCCCAAGGAACTTGGTCCAATAACCGAAATTATTGGGGATAAACATCTCAGCTCCTCGACAGCGTGTAGCGGAAGTCGATATAGCCTTCGATGCACTTCAACGTCGCCTTTGAGATGCCGATGTCCAGAGGCATACTGTTTCGGAACTGAATCTCGGACTGACCGATCTTCTCCATGATGACGCCGGCCTGGCGCTTCACGTTGAGCGGGCTCTGCGTGAGAATAGCGTCAGCCTCGACGACCTGCGCGCGTCGCATTGCGGCCCGGAACAGCTCGGGATAATAATTGTACCATCGATCGGTGGTCATTACCGACCACAGGCGCGGGATGATGATTTCGTTGGCGCTGTCGAACCAGTTCAGATAGTTCTGCGCGTCGGGATCACGAGGCCAGCGAACGAAATAGCCGAGCTTGGTTAAGCCGAGCCAGGCCGCGGTCATGGCGTTGATGCGATCGCCTTCCGAAGCGAGTCCCCAGCTCATCAGGTTCGGAATTTGCGAGGCGGTGAGAAGGGCCAGATTGTAGGTCTGAAACGAGTTCTGAAGCAGCACAAGGCGCGCGTCAGGGGAGCCTACGATATACTGCGCCTTGGCGACATAGGAGCCGTTCGCCGTCGTCATCGTCAGCTGAATCTCACGAAGACCCAGCGTGGTGATAATCGGATTGCCTTCGGCGACGCCCTCGTTGAGATTGGGCCGCGGCCCCGCCAGACCGTTATTCACGGCGAGAACTACGATCACGGCGGCTCGATCCGTGGCGGCGGGGTTCGCGAGCGTCACCGGCCCCTGAACGATATTCTCAAGCTCGTCGAGCACCTGATAGCTCAGCGTCATCCCCACCGGCGACACGGGTGCGCCATTCAGATCGACGAAGGGTATCGCGACAGTGACGTTTGTATTGGCGGGGTAAGTGTTCATCGAAGTTTACCTCGAGCCGGCGCGACGAGCGCGGGCGACATCCTGAGCGCGAAGGATCGACGCCATCAGTTCCGGAATTGCCCGGCCCTTAACGCCGTAAACCTGAGCGATATCGCGAAGACCCTGAATGCCGCGCTCATCCACGACGCCACAGAGCTGATCATGCGAGTAGAAGGGCTGAGCCTCGAGTTCGCTTTTCTTGGTCTGCTTGATCGCCTCGGCGTCCGTCGCCTTCTGATCGGTCGTGGGAGCCACGAGCGGCGCGACGATCGTCAGTTTGATAGGCTTGTTATTGATGAGCCGCTGACCTGGGCCGACCTGAAGACCCGTTTCCGGATCGATGCATCGAAGCTGTGTCGCTACGCGATCGACAGCGACCTGCGGTAGCGGCTCATCGGAAAGACCATTGGTGAAATTATGCGAACCAAAGTCGCCGGTGTAGTTTTCCCAACCCTTCGACATCATGCGAATGTGAATCCTAACGCCGTTATCGGGAACTTCGGCGGGAGCAGGCGGCGGAACGTGAATGTGCGGGCGACCAGTGACGACGGCGGGCTCGACGGTGCCCTTGACGAGAATATCGGCCATTAGTGGCCTCCGATCATTTGTTGGAGAGTGCCGTTTAAGTCGGCCATGAGCAGGTCCGAGTAGCCGCCAACATGAATCTTGCCGATGAATATCTGCGGCACGGTCAGGGCGTGATTCGAACGCGCGGCGAACTCCTCTTCGAGCGAGGGGTCTTTGGTCATGTTGCGGTAGACGAAGGCGATGCCTTGCTTTTGAAGCAGCGCGCGGGCGCTGGCGCACCAGCGACAAGTGTCGGTTCCGTAGATTTCGACGGTCTGCATAGCTGCCTCATAAGCAAAAGGGCGGGATTGCTCCCGCCCTAATGTAAATCAGTTATGACTTTCGTTCAAGATCAAACGTTGGTCAGACCGGCGAGACGAGCCAGGCTCAGCGTGGACTTCAGGGCGGTGCCCACATACCACTTCATGCGGTAGCGAACGGCGTCCTTGTTCTGGATCGTGCCGATATTCTCGACCTGAATGCCGCCCGACGGGCCGCCGTAGATGCCATGGAAGCCGTCGACTTCGTTCAGGCGAACCGCGTAGATCGAGGTCGTCGCGTTGTTGGTGCCGCAGGTCTCGTTGTTCGGGATGAAGTCATTCAGCACAACCGGGATGCCGTCGTAGACATGGATCGGCTTGCCGAAGTTCTCGATCATGACCGTATCGGCCATGTTGCCGTTGAACGAACGAAGCAAAGCGCGGATCGCGCGCCAGGTCGAACGACGCATCACGAAACAGTCGGCGCCGAGCTTCACGAGGTCTTTCAGTTCGTCGAGCATCGCCAGCGTCAAGGAGGCGCCGTTGACGTCGGCCAGAATCACCTGGCTCGGGTCGCAGAGGGAAGCGATGCCGTCGAAGGACTTCGGATTGACCGAGGAATAACCCTGAACCAGGGCGCGACGGAAGGCGCGGCCGAGACCCTTGGCCTTGGAAGCCAGCTGAATCGCAAGCTGCGAGTTGCTGTTGGACTGCGTCGCGAGCAGGAACTTGTCCATATCGACGTCGCCGGCCATGATCTTCAAGGTCGTGGTGATTTCGGTGAAGGTCGCGCCGCCTTCGTTCACGGGATCGTAGGGCGACAAGAAGTCGGCTTCCGTCAGCGTGTTTTCGCGGTTGTAGAGATACGCCTTCGAATTGACGTACATGAACGGAAGAAGGGCGAACAGCTCATCGATGTCGATGATCTCTTCGATGACGCCGCGCTCAAGCTGCTCAAGCGACAGTTGGTTGGCGGTTGCGACCAGCAAGGGCATTCGTGTTCTCCATGAAGCTTCTCGCGGGAAGCTAGAAAGCGTAAGTCAAATCTGACTGGCACTATGATACCGCGAGAAGCCTCATTGTCAAACATCAAAATGGAGCAATACTCGACTATTAGGTCGAATATTACATTTCTGCCCTAATCAGATAGCTTTCTTCGCGAGCGAGCCGGCCAGTAGAGACGCTTCGATGCGCGCCATACCTTTAAGGGCGCCAGCCGCGGGCGGAGTCGTTACTCCCTTCACGGTGCGCGAACCGGCGCCATCGCCAAGTTTCGACTTCAGCATACGATCCTTATCCGGATCGCCTTCGACGATACGCTTGATCGACTCCTCGAAGGATAGCGGATTGCCGGAACCGTCGACCAGCTTCGTGCGAGCCGCTTCACCCTTGGGCTTGTCATAGGCGATGATCGCCTCGCCTTCGATCTCGAAATTCGAGCCGTAGAGCGCGCGAGCCTTCGCCGCGGGGACCACGAGATCGTCCGTGACGAACTTCGAGGTCGAGAAAGCCTGACCGATCGTCAGGTCGTTGATCTTCGAAACCGATGCGTTATTGGCCGCCGCGGCGTCGGCCGCCGCTTTCGTGACCTTCGCAAGCTCCGCGGCGTGCTCTGTCGCCATCATGGCCTTCAGCCGATCGAAGTCGCCGGCCTTCTCGAGCGCGGCCTTCTCGGCGGCGACCTGTGTGGCGAGCAGGGCCTTGATCGCGACCGGATCAATGCCGTCGAACAGCGCGAGCTTGGCGGCGAGATCAGCCTTTTCCGTCGCGGCGTCTTCGAGCTTCTTCTTGCTCGCCATGACTTCCTTCAGGAGCTTGGCTTCGGCGTCGGTCGGCTTGGTCTTGTTCTTTTCGAGTTCAGCGGCGGCGAGCGCCGCGTCATCAGCGGCTTTCTTAGCGGCGGCGGCGTCGGAAACGATCTTCGCGGCAGCGGCGGCGGCGAGAGCCGCGGCGTCATCATCGGGCGAGAACGCCGGACGAAGATATTTGGATTGGAACATCGGCATCGGCGTAGGCTCGAAAGCCGGCGGAGTCATAGCGGTCGTGGAGTTCAAGTTGGTGTTCATATGCGTACTACCTTCTTCGGCCGGTCACTTGGCCTGGTGTTCGAGCCGGTCTCTTGGCTCTATCAGCGAGGATCGCCGATTTATTTACCGGTCTGGCTCGTCACCTGTCCTTGGCGATTAGCTGTTCCGGGATTCTTGGATTTCGGGTTGCCGCCCTTGGAGGCTTTCTTCGCCTTGCCACCGGAGTTTCCGCCGGGGCCGGCGATCACTGGCGCGAGTGGAACCTGCGGTATGATCGGGGGCGGGGCGCCCGGCGTCATCGTCGAGGTGAGCTTGGCGGGGAATGTCGCTGTCGGATTGCCGGTGTTCACGGCCTGGATCTGAATCTGATCGGCGCCCGTGATGGGCCAGGAAACCAGCTGAGCCAGCATCGCTTTCTTCAGCGACGCCTTGATCGAGGGAAACATCTTGTCGATCATCGTTCTCATTTGCGTCTGACGCACGAGCTCAGGGGCGTCAATCAATTCTAAGCGCTCTGCGACAGTGAACTCGTCATAAAGCGAGCGCACGTCGAACGTATCAGCGTACTGTACTAGACGGGGCTCTCCGTCGTCCCCAGGGGTATCCGTCTGGGGTAGCTTCTCGCCGTTCCAAAGAGCGACAAGCTCGATCAGCTTGTCTTCCGCGTTCTGAAGGCTGGCGCTTTTGGTGGTCAGCAGCGAGTTCAGCCGCTCGAAGTCGTAGGCTTTCGCCACCCCCGAGGAGCTGTCGGTGCCGACGGCGTTGTCCTTCTCGGTGCGCTGCTCGCCCATGCCGACGGAATGGTAGATTTCGTTGATGATCTTATTGATCACCACGACGATGATCTCGGCCTGCTTGACGTCAGGACTGAGATATTCCGGCTTGGCGCCGCTCTCGCCGTCATAGGTGAATACACGCTTGGTGCCCAAACCGATGAGCGCCTCGTATTTATCGGTGCCGGGCATCATCCCCTGCGCCGGCATCGCCAGTTGCGAGAAGGTCTGATCCTGAATGATCGCGTCGAGGTTCGAGAGATAGTTCGCCACCGCCTTGTCGAGATGAGCGATATCGCCGATCAGCGAGGGCGCGGAATACTTGTTGTCGCCGATCACGTTATCGACGGGGAAGAAAGGCACGCGGCCGATCGAGAACTGACCGCTGCTGACCAGCTGAACGCTAACCTTGCCGTTGTTGGCGACATTCTGAATGTAAGGCGACACGCCGGGGAGTTCGAGCTGCGCGATGGCGCTCGCCGCCGGCGCGTTCATAAAGCCGTTCTGAGCCGACTGCGGAGCGCCAGGGCTCTCCGAGCTGCCATTAACGCCTTCGTCATTCTCGTTGATTTCGAATAGATACCAGCTGTCCGTCGTCCATAGACGATATCGCTCGCGAATGACGCCCGACGATTTAATCGGGTCCGCGTCGTCGCGCTTGTATTCGCGCACGAGAATCCAATTTAGGTCATCGTGCTCGTCGAAGCCGATGTCGAGCACGTCCTTGGCGGGAACCAGATAGGTGTAACAGCGTGCGCCGACGGCTTTCTCATCAGCCTTACTCAGCACGCTATCGGTCTTGGTCGAGTCGACGCAAACCCAGGCGCGACCCTCGATCGAGGACGCAGACGCCACGAGCTTCATATATTGCTCGATGGTCAGCTTTGAGAGCGTCGCGTCCTTCCAGAACGCCCGGATGTAATCAGGCGCATCATCCCAATTGCGGGCAATGTCGGACTTGAAGATATATTTCTGAACGAGATCAACGACTTCCTTGGTATGCGGGAAGCGATAAGCGCGCTCGCAGCGATCAAGATACTCCTGGTCGCCTTCCTTGATGTAGCGAAAGACGTTGCCGTTGAACCATTCGCGCCCGCCGTCATACGTCTTCTGGCAAAAGATCCACTCGTGGAGCTTCTTCCGGTAGTCAGGGTGGCGACGCGCCAGAAAGCTCTGAAGCGTCTTTTGATCGGTTACGTCTATCGAAAGCGGCATCAGGGGTTCCAGCCTATTCGGCGCGAAGGGTAAATCAATTCTGACTTGTAATCAAGGTCAACGGGAATATCCAGCCATTTCAACCTTCCGAACCGGAAATTCGATATCCATGGCGTAACCCACGGCGTCGGCGGCGTGCTCGATGTTCATCGTCTTATCCACATCCCGCGTGCCGGGTTTGTAAATAACCTGCTCGAACGCCGTGATGGTGTGCTTGCAGGAATGGTCGATCCGCATCCGAATGGTGCCGTCGGCCGACTTGAACATTCGGTTCACCGCGTTCACGCGATCGGCGACCTTGGGCGCCTTCCGACGATACTTTAGCCTAATGAAGCCGGCCTCTCGCATAATGTCGAAGTCGGATTCGCCGTGCTGATGACCTCGCTGCGTGCCGGCTGGGTCGGGATAGACCGTGACCGATTTCATCTGCCTGAATAGCAGCTCGCCGAGCTTGTCGGACGCCTCCTGGGTGTTCGAGCCGAAGATGACCGACTCGTTCACGATCCAGATTTCGCCGTTTTCCTGCGGCTGCATGATGACCGAGGTCATCGGGTCGATGTTGAAATCCTGCCCGACCCAGATCGGCAGTTTCGGATTGAAGGCGTAGTTACCCAGATGAATGTTACGGTCGAAGGCGTGATAGACGCGACCGCTCATCGACTCGAAGGACGCTTCAAACTCCTGGCGGAACGACTTCTCGTCGAGATCGTGGCGTGCGGCGACGATCTCCTCGGGCGGGATGAATGGCGAGGTGATGGTCGGGAACTGCCAGGACTTCCAGGGATTAACGACATGAACTCTGCGCTTCGGGTCGTGAAAGGTGTCGCCTCGCTGGCCGAGCATGTAGACGTCATAGAGCCAGTTGAAGGATTTGGGCGTGCCGATGATCAGGGCTTCGCCGCGGGTGGACGCGAGCGTCGGCCGCAGAATCTTGTACCAAGTGTCTTCCCGAATGTTCTGAGCCTCATCGATCACAACGAGATGCAATCCTACCCCACGAAGCGTATCGGGCTTGTCAGCCCCCTTACACTCGATTCTAGTCTTGTTTACGAGCGTGATGATCATCAGCGTCTCGTCCGCCTTCGCGATGAGACCGCGGGGGATCGATTCCAGCAGCTCGAGCCACATAATGCCGCGCGCCATTCGATAGGTCGGCGCGACGTACCAGATCAATCGCCTCGGCTTCTTCGAGGCTTTAATGATCGCGCTCTTGGCGCTTTGCGTCTTTCCCCAGCGTCGGCCGGCGACGATCACCTTGAATCGGTGTCGATCGTCGATGACCTTGCGTTGACCAGAATGCACCGTGAGAGTCTTGCGAACCCTGGCGCCTAACGCGAGCGTGCTCATTCGACCACGACATCGTCATCCGCGTCCAGCGGGGCCAGCGGATCGAAATCCATGGCCTTGCCCTGCTGAAGGTTGATGATTTCCTCGTCGCTCAGGTCGCGGATGACGATCTCGGGCAGTTCGTCAGTCGCGATATGATCGTCCATCGCCAGATTTTCACGCATTCCGGTGTTGGCGATCTGGAATTGACGCGCCAGAAGCATCGCTTCCTTCTCGGAAAGTGGGTCCGTCACCTTGTTCGCCAGCGCGGTAGCGGATTCCCGGAACTTCATGACGGCGCGTTGACCCATGATCCGGAAGCCCTGATTGGCGAAACCCTTCCATTCTTCGATCCGCTGAAGGCGTTGTTCGGCGAAAGACGAAGCCCTTGCCGCGGCGACGGCGTTGGCCGCGGCGGCTTCCGCTTCTTTCCGAATACGTCGAACCTCGCCGCGAGTGAGGTTCATGGCCCGGAACATCTGACTGAAATGCTGAGCCGTGCGATCGTACTTGCGCGCGATGTCGGCGATGGAGATGCCTTCACCGAAAAGTTCGACAGCATCCTGCTTCTCCTCCGAGGTCATCGGAGGCTTTTTCGTTGCGCCAGGAACTTCCTCTTCCAATTCCGGAAGCTCGATTTCTTCAGACATAACGTTCCATTCAAAAGTGACTTATCGTTCTCCGGAGAGGATTCCCAAGTCCTTGCTCTCATATCTTACTACTAATTACTATTAGATAGATAGTAAGTAAGATATGAGAGCGCGGACTTGGGAATTAGATTTCCAAAGCCTGCTGCGGCGGCTTGAAACGACGATAAGCTGCGGGGGTTGGCTTCACGTAACCTTTGCGGCCTTGAACAAAAGGACCATAGTGCGACCCATAGACCATCTCCACCATCTCTCGAATGACGAGAAAGCGAACAGAACAGTTCACGGCGGATTGCGAGACCTTCGATCCATAGGATAACTTCGCACGAAGTTCTTCCAGCGAGACAAAGCGTCCTTCATCGGCTGTGTTGAATACGATTCGGAGAATCTCGGCCTGCTTCTCGGTGGGATCAAAGGTCATGAAACTTCTCCGTCGGGGGTTGGCTGTCGAAGGCCGTGAGCGGTATCTCGGTGGGTAGAGGCGTTCCGGCGTCGGGATTGAGGAAAACGCCGTACATGGGGCTCGCGAGCGTCATCTGTTGCAGGTTCTTGATCAGAACGCGGTCGCTCATCAGATCGATTGTCGAATGGCCGTTGTGACGCTTGGCGCCGGTGCGCTCCAACGCTGAATTGTGAAAGTAGAAGTGACGGCACGCGGCGAGCAGCTTCTCGCGCTCGAGGCCCTCTTTCGAACTAAGTTCAGCCACGACGCCCTCGTAATCCTGCGGCGAGGCGTCGAAGTGCTCTAAGAAGAACAAGACGCCCTTGTCGAATTTGTTCGAGTTCATCGGTGCGACGAACCGGAAGCCGGCCTTTTGCGCGAAATGGTTGAACTTCGACATCGACGACTGGATCTCCATGAACGGGAGACCTTCCATGCGCGCGACCAGGTTCAGCATTCGGTAGCCACAGCTGATGCCGCGGAAGCGAGTGTCGAAGACGTGCCTCGAGATGACCCGGAAATTCTGGTTCAGAAAATGGTAGCGGTGCGTGTTGATAAGCTTGTTGTCGCCGCTCTTGGGCTTTAGCTTCGGAAAGGCGACATGCCGCTCCTTCAGCAGGCCCTTCGGCGTCCCGGTGACGGTCACGCCGATGGTCTCGCCATAAAGCGTAGTCTTGTAGAAATGGGGCGCGAACGGCGTTCCGTCCGCCTTGTAGTGAAGCTCATGCAGCAAATCCCAGTCGCTTTTGTCGCCCCTGCTCACGATCATGTCGTTAAGCAGGGAGAAACGCGCAGCAGATCGCGTCAGGGGATCGCTGGGGCGCATCCGACGCTCTACGAGCGCATCTGTCGCCCCTGTCTCGCGATACGCGTCAGCGAGCTTCCCTGCGAATGTCACGCGCGCACCTCTTGAACGCCACAGTTTATGCAGAGTCGCGGATAGGGCTGATCGATCGCGCGCGAGAAGGTATGGCCGCCAAGACAGTTGAGCTTGTTCTGAACCGGCTCCGCCTTCTTGACGCTGATTTTCTCGCGGAAATGCTTCGTGATCATGAGCGAGGGCGCGAGCTCCTCTTCGAGGTCGATATGCGTGGTGGCGACGATCAGCGTCTTGCCGTGTTTACGCGCCATTTTCTGAGCGTTAAAAGACACGACCTTCGCGGTCACGCGATCCAGCACGGCGCCAAACTCATCCGCCACCCAGACCTTCGCGTCGCTGGCGAGCATCATGGCGAGTTTCAGACGATATCGCTGACCGTCCGACAGTTCGGAAGGCTTCCGGAGATAGAGATAGGCGTCGGAAATACCAGCCATCGACAGATATTCCGCCGCGAGCGTGGTCGTTTTCCCGAGCTGGTCGATAACCGGCTTCTCTTCGAGCACGACCTTCTCGAGATCAGCCACGCCGATCTCGCGCATCTGGTGAGCCAGGTCGCGCAGTAGGAGCGACTTACCCGATCCGGATTGACCCGTGATGTAGACGACATCACCCGGCTCCACCTCGATCTTGAAGTGGTCATAGACGATGAAGTCCTTGTCGTGCAGACCCAGACCAAACCCCTCGGCGATCTCCAACACGCGCGGAGTTCGCTCGACGGCGGTCTTGAAGCGTTTATCGACGGTGTAGATCACTTCGACTCGCTCATCATGTGATAGGCCGAGGTGCTCAGATATTTCAGATCCTCGAGCGCGAGTTGAGCGCCGCCCAGGAAGCGAAAAGCGGCCGCGGAGGTGTCGGATTCGCGGTGCGGGAGCGAGACCCAGCGAATAAACG